ATGTCCAATTCCGTCAAGTACGGACTTCTTAGCGTTGATGGTGGAAATATCGTAGTTCTGCGCGAAATCAAAGCGTGTTTGTTGAGCGGCTGAATCAATATAAATGTAATCAATATCCCAGCGGTCAATGAGCTTTTGGATCTCGGCAGCGTGCTGTTCAGTAGTTCTTTCAGCATCAAAGTATTCGTCCACCAAATGGTATTGTTCTGTATCCCAATCATACGCAATAACGCACATTGCTGTGGGGTCTTTGTAGCCGACATCCAACCCCGCGAAGACATCCATTCTACTAGTATCGAGCTGAGAGAAGTCTTTGACTTGCGTTTCAAAGTTGAATTTCCAGATCTGTCCTTCATAAGTATTAAAATCGGCCTCGTACTCTTGTTTAAATTCTGCTTCTGACATTGACTTTCGTGCTTCATCAATATCACTCTGACTCATTCTCGGGTTATCTTTATAAGTTGCACGGATACTACACCATTCTGGGAACTCGTCGGAGAATCCTCTATAGAAAAACTCAGAAAACCAGTTATTACGACCACGGGGAGTAGATATAAATATGGCTTTAGAATTGTCTTTATCAAGTGTAGGCCGTAGTGCAACATTAAAAGCATCCTTTCCATCGGCTAGTGCCGCTTCGTCAAATATAATTAAATCATAAGATCGACCTACGCAAGAGTCAACTTGGTTTACAGAACCCATTCTTACTGCAGATCCATTCGATATTTCAATAACTTTGTCTTTGGCATTATCTTTTGTAACTTCTAGATCAAAGTGTTTAATTAGGTTTCTTTGCAAATCAAAAGAGATCTGAGACAGGGAATAGTTAGGAGACATGATTAAAATATTGGAGCCTGGCACTAAAGACACGAGCTGTCCTATAATGTTAGCTATGTACGTTTTGCCTTGCCGACGGGAGACGGCAGCAGAGACAAAACGATATTTAGGGTTGTTAATCGCATTAATAATTGCTATCTGCGAAGGCAACGGTGTGATGTTCAGCAAATCCAAATAAGGATCGACTGGGAGTTTTAGAAACCTTGTCTCAGATCTATAATCAACTAATTCTTCTGAAATTACATCTTTTCTGCTTACTTCTACTGCCATATTAATCTTCTTTTAGTAAAGTCCAAATTCCATAACCTAATCCTACCCACGCTAGAAGTTTTGCTAAACCTCCAAGTAGAATTACTGAACCGCAAATTCCAATAAGTACAATACCATCCCAGGATGTACGTTGTTTTAGTAGCTTACTTAGATACTTCAAGTTGTGTACCTCTCTTTTTATGTCCGTTCCATGCTACGAAACCTGCTAAACGTAGTGCATAGTATGCTAGATAATTAAGAGCGTAGAAGCCATTCACTTCGATACAGATGTCTCGAAAAAGACCATCCATATGTTTTTGGTCACGATAACCAATATTACTACCATCTTTTTTCATTAGCGTAGCATATTTATATCCATAGTCGTGAACTAGACCGCCCATTAGTAGTACTCCTACAGGAGATAAAAACGTTGCAAGAAACTTGGGAACTGAAGCTCCATCAAACTGAAACCCTGCAGGAATTTTATATCCTTGATTATCTATCCAGTAATGAAAGTCTTCTGTAATTACCCATTGACGTGTGCCAGTCAGCCACATTATTATTGCGCCCCCAAAACCTTTACTTGCTGTTTTAATAGGAAGCGGCTGCATTTTAGGCATAGTAGTATACTCAAAATTAATACGCTTTAGATCTGGTTTATCTAGTTTATTAATTAAGTAGCTGACTGCAATTACTGCAATTACTACTGTCCACTGCCAAAATGTTACTGCTAAATTTATTAAAGTTTCCATATTTACCTCTAATGAAAGATTACTTTTTCTTTTCCTGGGAATAAAACTAACTTACAGATGTCTGGTTTATAATCTAAATCCCACACTACATCTGCTGAAGTATCTGCATCTGGAGCATAAGGATCAGTACAAACTGTTATGTAAGGGAGCCGTTCCTCATGCATTTTTCCGTCTGTTTCTAACTCATCGTATTTATCCGCTAATTTTTTTAACCAAAGCATCCAGCCTCGGTCCATAATACCATCTTTGTGTCTATGGGCTTGAACAATACCATCTACTCTGCAGTCATAGACATAGGTTGGCCACCTATCAAATAAATGTTTCATTACTAAATTATTATTAAAATGTTCGTGTTTATACTCAAAATATAAGAGAGTGTCTTCTCCAACTACATAACTTGAGTCAAACCTTAAAGTATTTTGTGCGGCTTTTTTAGACCACCACACTAATCTACAATGGGTCTCCCAATTATTTATATAAGAGTAACAATGGTTTGCCCACCTTTTATGAATAGAGCCAAACTCATCTAAATACTTATCACCTCTTGTTGTAGTAATATAGTGCCCTTCTCTTGCTTTTTTCCACCAGCGTTTAGGTTGTTGAAAACCTCTACAACCTAGGCTTGTTATTGTATTAAAATTCTTTTTATCAGAACAACCGTGGTAAGGATTTTTTATAAGATCTATTACACTTATATCATGGCCTTTAGCTTGTCCATAATTTTTACTTAATACAAACTGATACTCTATAGCTGCAATGTCTGGAGGGGTAGTAGCTTGTGCTAGCTTTTTATATGTAACAACACCATGAGGTGTTATGAAATCATCCCCATCTACAAGTACCATATAATCATTATCAGAGTCTTTAAAAAGATCTAAGACAGAATTCTTTCCGGTTGCAGGGGTACCATCTGAAACAGTTACCGTATACTCTATGCCTTCACTTGAACAGTAATCAATTGCTGAAGCTTTAAACCCTTCATCCTGAGTGTTAATTACTATATGCAGATCTTGCTTAGGAATATAAGTACTATGCCTTTTTAAAGACAGCATATTTCTACAACATAAGGCGTAAAATTTTAACTTTGCCATTTTAATCTTCCAAAGGTTTAATCGGCCAAATTATATCTCGCGGAAACCCTTCCTGTTCAGGTATATCTCTAAGGGCTTGTCTGTATTCTTTTATTTCTTCAGGCATTGATCTATCTGAATAAGCCCAAAGATCTGTATATCTTAAAAGTTCTGCTCTTTTACGTCTAACATTGTTTGCTAGCTCTTCTTCCGTTAAATCAAGAATTTCCCATGAATAAGTTTTTACAGTGTCTGTATCTATTATTTTGCGTACTACTTTTTGATACACAGGATCATAGTCTCTTATAAATTCGTCTGTCGCCTGGGGTACATCTTCAAAAACTTTATCTTTTAAAACCCCTTCTAAAGAGGAAATTACAACTTCTGAGCTCTCTTCTAAGGATATCCAATATCTAGCTGCGTCTTCGGAAAGTTTATCTAATGCATCTACCAACTGGGAGTCTGTAAACCCCTCGGGCAGGCTGATTCTTCCATGCCAATCAATTTTTCCTTCTTTAGAAAAAACAGCACTTACCAAGTTTGAAAGAGGGTCAATTCTTTTTATTTTGTAATTAATCATGATTATATCCTTACGTCTTTTTAAATTTGTAATATACTGGGTGGTTGTAGGTGCTGGCTTCTTCCATATACTGCTGAGCAGCTATTACGGCGTCTGCCTCTCTTCCAGTATGTTCCTCATACCAAACATAATAATATACCCCACTATGATTATTATGAGTGCTTGAAGATTGTAGGCCGGAGGTAGCGTCAGCTCTATAAAACGTTAAATTTTGGTCTGACCAACCACCTCGCGGAAATCTTAAATATAACTCATCCCAATGAGTATCTGGAAGTGAGCTATTCTTAAATCCTAGTATAAACATTCTTCCTCCAGGATAAGCATCCCAGTACCACTCGGAGTAAATACCTTGAAGTGTCATACCTAGCCCAGGAGTTGTATTTGTGATATGACCAAATAAGTACCCGGGATCATGAGGGTTTTCAGGATCTAAAAAATTAGTATAGAGTGACCCATACCCGTTTTGATAATCTCCTCCATCATCGTCATTTTTTTCGTCAACAATAATCCTTCCGGTGTCTGGGCTCGAACCATAATAGTCCGTCATTTTCATATTACTTGTTGTTTCCGATATGGTTCCTATCCAGGGGTCTGTATCATCTGCTATATAATATTGCATATCTGTTTGATTGCTAGTAGAATTTAAATCAAAATTTTGTTCAATTTCATATAAGGTTATGGTTCCTGCCGCGTGCAATTGAGTATTTGCTACCATTATTTTTTACCTGCTAAGGCTTCCTTACCATAAAATGCTGCAACTATTGCTGCTACAGAAACAAAATAGGTCGGAGCCATGTCTCCTAAAGTTTTTGATGCATTGTCCAGACCTATTAGTTCTGCAACCACTACTGCGAAGGGATATAGTAGCATACCTCCTAAAGCAAACCATGCCATATTCCGTTGAGCATCACGCATTGCGTCAGCGTCTTCCATTTCTTTACGCTTGAACTCTAAGTGTAGTTCTAACTCTTCTTGGGAAATGTGACCATCGCCGTTTAAATCGGCGCCCTCTAATCCTTCTACAGTTTTAGTTTCTTCTACCATTTTACCTTATCCGCCCAGTATGCCGCTGACATTTTTCCTTTTGCAATATTCTTTCTATGTCTTGCTTTGAAAGATGCGCGCTTCTTTTTCATTGTTGAGGATTCACCGGCCTTCGGCTTCCCTGCCGTTTTAGCTCCTTGCTGACCGAAACGAATTGTTTTTACTCTGCTACCTACTTTTGCCACCACAATATGAGACTTTTTAGGGTGTCCCGGTGTGCGGCGAGGTTTATTATATCCTTTAACTCTTGCTCTTTTTAAGCGAGAGTCTGGCTTCTTTCTACCTTTTCTTCTTTTTGCGGGCACTAGTTTTTCTCCTTTTCACATAAGTACTTACATTACGTGGCTTGCCTCCAGGATTGCCAGCTGCTCTTTTTCTTCTTATAGCTGATCTTTTCTGTTTAGCTGTCATACGAGCAGCTTTTGCCGCCGGTACACATTTAGGGTATCCCTTACCTTTTGCTTTCTTTCTTCCGCATTTTTTGTATCCTCCACCCTTTTTAGGGCGGGAAATATCTACCCACTTTTCTTTAAACCACTTCTTAAGTCCTGAACTCTTTCTCATTTCTTGACTCCCATGCGGTATTTGCCACCTCGTCTTTTATACTCTTTGACTAGGAAGGCATTTGCGTATGCTGAGGGATAGACTTTAAACTTTCTCTTTACCGAAGCTTTTACCGCTGAATACAATTTCTTGTTCGTAGGTATCGGCTTCTTCTTCGCTGCTTTCCTCTTCGACTTCCTCTTCTTCGCCGCCATCATTTAATCCCTGTGCTAAGATAAAATCTAAAGCATCTTGTTCAGTATTGAACTTGGGTGAACTATCTCCTAATTCTACTAACCAACGCCCGGAGGCTGTTTCTACTGGTTTCATATTATTTTCCTCTCTTCTTTGGCTTTTTCTTTTTTGGACGACCAACTGTTGAGCCGTAAGTTCCTTTACCTTTTGGCATAATTTTACCCCAATTGGGTGATCAGTGTAATAATGACCCCCGCCAGGAACATGATTACTGTTCCGCCTATACTAACCATACGCGTCTCTATTCTATTAAGGGACGTTTCTACATCTTCTAAACGTTGAAAACAAGTTTTCCAACGCTCTTCACATTGTACTTCATGAGCAAATAGACCTTTCTCAAGATCCGTTATTCTATCATTCTGTTCCATCTTTAAGAAGTTTCTCCATCAGCTTACCATAGTTACCTTGACCAAACGGAACAGCTTCATTAATCTGTACATTAGTTTGATTTTTGATATTGCCGCTTTCGGCTTTTGCTAAGTCTGCTTGCGCTTTGATTTCATCCATACGCATTTTATGAGCCATTTGTAGTAAGTCAGCTAGATCCTTGCTAGAGTATACGCCTGATTCTTCTGCTTCTTCTAACTTAGCAGCAATCATATTATCTAGTAAAGATCCAATGTTATTCTTATTACGGTATCCTAAGTCTAAGTA